AAAAGACTCATGACTGCCCTTTCAACAGCTTAACAATATTTGCTATCTGTGGAGGCGGAGCAGTTAATGGGTTTGGCGAAAGAGCAGGTCGATTAACCGCCGCCCCGAGCGCTGGGGCAGGTTTGCCTACAGCCGGGACCCCAGGCTTCCCTAGTAGCTGATTACTTTGTTGATTGACTGAACTCGTGCCATATCCAGGAGGAGGAAGCATCAACATGATCGTTCCGCTTTTTCATCATTTGGAGGAAGATGTGCCAAAGCCTCAAGTCGATCCCGGAACATAACAAATCGAACCCCGGTGTTTCTTGAACAGTCCCTTTTCCCATAGTAACAACGCTGGGTCCCTTCCAGCTTAAAGCCAAACCGCTGTAGAGACTTAAGAAGACCCCTCTTGCGTTTGCTGACGGTCACTGTAAGGCGCGAAGCTGAAAAAGTACAGATGATAAATCGCGCTAGGCATTTGATGATCCCAGATGATAGAGCTTTGGACCCATAATAGCTCAGCTCCACATTGCTCCCATTCCAATTATGGAAAAGGATGCAGCCAATCAAACTGTCATTTGCCCCAACAAGCCCCAAACAACGGTCAAACTTGAAAATCGGTTGCTGATAAACACGAAAAAGATGATCAGCCACCTGGGCATCACAATCAAAAAGAAGACCAACGCTCATATTGCTCCTCCATCTTCAAGAATGGCATTAAAGGCATTTATCTGTAAGACTGGAAGCGTGTCACTTGCGGTGCTCACATCGAAGCTGGACTCGTCAAATCTTGCATAATCGAAAAATCCAACAAGACCCACGGAAGGGCCTTGAACGTTCACGCGCATTCTGACAGCCATAGCGTGTCCTATAGCTTGAACGCTAAGCCAGCTCTTGTAATTCGTGCTCAAAACTGGCCACAGGGCAATATCCCACTTAGCCACATCCCACAGCGCACCGCCTGAGAAGAAACTTACCGGAGCCACTGCTGTAGATGTTTCAAAATCAGTATCTACCGCTATGGTAGGGGTCAATAATCCACCCAACGTTAGCAACGGTTGGATCATCGTCATACGCTTCTCACGTCCAGGCTCGTCAAACCAATTGAAAGCACATTGCATATCGGCAACAATTGGCTGATCAATGTCGCTTATCCCAGCATAGGCTTGGTTGATTTCACCTATGTTATCCCCAAAGTATAGATTATCATTGAATATCTCATAACAATTAGAATTCCATCCAAGAAATTGGCACCACGCACCCGTCAATGTATTCATAACAAATTGAACTTGTTGAGAATTCTCAACAAGAGGAACGTTCAAGATGGCAAGCTGTTGATTTGGATAGCTAATCAATTGCCAGCCAAAATTATCCTGAGCTTGAAATGCTGCCTGAGACATCGCATTTTGAATTCGAGCTGTAATAGCCACCGAACGATCCGCGCTCGGATCGAACGGGAGAGCTTGAGATATTGGAAGTACGCCTTGTTGCGTGATTATCGCAATATCTGAACCAACCCGCAAGAAGCAACGACGCCCAATCGGGGGTGAGATGTCAAAAGTCCCCACCAATATCCAGTTGGTGGCATCAGTTGGATCAACTCCCTGATAGATGGTAATCTGTCCCCTTGAAGAAATAAATGTTGCATAATCTTGAGGGCTTTGGCCCCCATCAATGGTCCAGCTACCGATGGACATCAGATAGCCACCCTTGCTCCAAAGGGCGCCTAGATCAAGGGTGCCCGCAATGGCGCCAGTAATTGCATCTGTTGGCATAAAGATAGCAACAGATGAATTTACTGGAACATACCAAATACGCCGCTTGTGGATGGCAATGTTGATAAAACTTGATGTCGTTATTCCGGCAGGAAGTCCAGTTATTGAAGGTGTTGTCCACGCGCTTCCATTATATTGATGCAGAGCATCCACACCGTTTACACATTGGATAACGGTAGCTGCTCCGTTTGGTGTAAAATTCACATATTGCCAACGAGCGCTTCCGAGACCAGTAACTGCCGCAACACTAAGTGTGTTCGCTGCTATTTTATAGATTGTATCACCTGAAGCCGCGAAGAAAGTTTCTAGGCTTGGTGAACGATGCACCATTAAGCTTTCAACAGCTTCAATACCAACTACGGCAAAAGGAATGCTTCCACCACGCAGCTCTACATATCCAGGACGTGGTACCCAATTGTTAAGGATAACAGCACGCTTAGGGTCCATCTCAGCCAAAGGCGAAATGGCATCCCATCCATCTGTCGGAGAAGGAATGACCTTCGTCTCGACATCTGGCGCTAGAAATTGAATCTTTTCGACTGTTTTTGTTTTGCGCATTACCTAAGGTCCATTTCACCTTACTTCGTCCAAACAGGTGAAAGTCCATCCTTAGTTCGCATCCTATTAAGCCACGTATTAAATGCATCCACACTCGGATCTATCGAATGCACATTGGGTGCGGATTTTTCATCTAGCCAATAGCCAGATGATTTATTCGTAGGGCCTGCATTCTGGCCAGGAGCTATTGGCAATGGCAGGACATCCCCGGCCATTTGCTGAAGTTGCTGAGGATGGACCCCAAACAAGGCTTGCATCGATGGATCACTGGGGGATGGTGAACCACCCTGAGCCAACATATAAGCCATTGAGCTAGGATCAGTTGACATGAAACGTCAATTTCCTTGGTTTCCGGGCGGCCAAAACCCGTCTTGCACGTTAGCGGGCGACAGAAACAATGGGTTGATCCGTTTGACCACTTTGAGCGTCGGAGCCGCACCATCACGTGCCATCAAACGATGCACATAATCAACCCAACGATTCTGCAAAGTAATGTAGCTCCCAAATCCTTTTATTTCCCAGAACATCCACTTGATGCCCATAATCACTGCGTTATCGTCAAGCAATGTTTGATCCGTGTCGTCAGTGAAGTATTGAACAAAAGTCTCCGTTCCTTGATAGCTTACAGCGTTGATGCTTAAGAATTCATAAACAAGCTGAAGAGGTGCGGTGATTTCTGCTGGAGCAGGCCAAATACGAAAGCTGCTGTTGAAAGGGCCTAATTTTCTGAAGTGGCGACGTGGACCCGTAGCCACAATGCCGCTGCGTTGCCATTGATCTTGTTGTGGGCTGTCCGGGCCAATCAATTCCCATCTGTTTGTTCTATCCCACATGGTTCTGTTGTTGAACCAATCAAATCCATCAGGCATCGGGTACGTATCGCGCATGAAGAGAACAGGAACGCCAACAACATTTTGTGTGTTGACGTTTTCCATATTCATAGTGATTTGGGTGGGGGAATCCACAGACGCAACGCGTGCCGCCTGAAGTAGTCCTTCCGCCTGCACAGCCCAATCATTAGCGGCTATTCCAGCCGTGCTTGGAATGTTCTTTATGATTTTTGATTCTGCGTCCATATCACCAGTGGTGGTAGTGGGCACTTGAACCACCAGATCAAACTCGAACTGAAGGGTTGTCCAACGATTCATACGCCTTAGTTCGTCTAGAACACGATTGGCCAGCCCTCCCAACTGCCTTCCGGTGTTATCCGTAGGATTTCCATTAGTGCCAAAAACAGAGGTCGAAACTGGAAGACCCAGCTCGATTTCTGCGGCCTGCACCATTTGAAGAACAGTTAGGCCCATAGTTATGGTAATCCTTAGTCTAAAGTAGCCCGGACTCTCCGGCCAGGACGTGACGGCTGCGCCCGTGTATTTGATCCATGTGTGGCATTAAGTTGAGCCATTGCCGGATCAAATGTCGTCCTCGGCATGTGTTGTGGGCGGCCCATAGCAGCAGCGATCAATGCTTGAAGCTGGTCAGCCGACACAGATTGGTTGATGCGATTGCTACTGAATTCTTCTAAACTACTCTTAAGTTGCTCCACTTGCCGCGTCAGGATCTTGATTTGCTGATCCCTAACTTCCAACTCACGACGGAATTGTGCTTGAGACGCACCCTTATTCGCTGCTGTTAGATACTTCTGTGCAGCATTAACGTAAGTCTGTGCACCCATTCCAATCGTTTCAATGGCGTGAGCCGAAAGCTCGGCACATTGTTCAATTGTGTGAACGCTTGATGCCCGAAGCGTTGCCCCAATTGAGGGTTGCTCTGGGTAGAGCAAATCAATCGGAGTGCCTTCAGGAATCTGCTGCTTTTGTTGTTGGAATTGGTGCCACTGCATTGGGAACCGACGGTAATGGCCTGTGTTCGCTGGCGTATCAACAATATTGAGGCGTTCACCTGGGGGATGAATTCTTACATACACAACGTCTTCATAAATAGGACACCCAGCCTCCACTGACTTGGCTGGATTGTGAACTGGTTTGTTGTAGAACATCACAACCATCTTACTATCACCACCACCGTATTCTGCGATACCAGTATGACCTTGCCAATTGATATTGGTTGGGGATGCAAAACCTTCGTCAGCCATTTGATGTAACTCCTATATGATTCTTCGTCACTTTACGCCGCGTGCGCTTGATGTTCAAGGACAAAACGTTGGAGATTTCTCCAAACGTCCTCGATGACAGAATCCCACTCTCCCTCTTTCTTTTGACGGAATTGAGTAAGTGAGGGGTACCAAGGGGAATCTTGTCTGTCCCCAAACCAACGCCAACAACCATCAAATCTCGAAAGCATCCACGTTGGCACGCCCACGCCAGCCGCAACGTGTGCAACTGCCGTATCTACTGTGATTACGAGGTCAAGGTGGCTTATCAAGGCTGCTGTATCAGCAAAATCCTGTGTTTCTGGCATTAAATCAGCAATCATCATTCCGGCTGGGGGCATCTTGATTTGCTCGGCGGGCGCTCCCTTTTGCAAAGAAAACAAAACAACATTCTTCACCCTCGCAATCGGAGCAAAAGCAGGAAGAGTGAGTGATCTTCGAGCATCGATTGCACTTGCCGTTAGATTTTCCTCTCTATTCATTCCGGCCCAACAAAGGCCCACACGCAAACCTTTTGGAAGTTGGCTCAAAAGGTGATTCCAGTTATTCTTCAGCCCTGGATCAACTTTGATATAACCAGAGCACCCAAATCCCTTTTCGGTCCCTACAAGAGACGGCACAGACATCATGGGGATTTGTGCCACTACGTTACTGGGTATCTGCTCCCCAAGAACGATGACTTTATCCACGCCTTCAATGTCACGAATAAGCCTTGCCATTGGCAGGCGTACTTCAACGCAAACAAGGCCACCCCATTTTTCCTTAGCAAATTTTATGTAACGAGAAAATTGAAGAATATCTCCAAATCCCTGCTCCCCCCAAATCAAAAGTGCCCCTAATTTTTCGTAGGTAGGGCATTTTCTACCATCCCAACGCGGGGCACTAAGTTTTCGTGGGGGCATTTGGTCTGATTTGAAGCGCCACTCATACTCTGACCAGCCTTCATGGAACTCTTGAAGCTCAAGAAGGGACATGCCCAAGCCGAGGTGTGCGTCGCAGTAATCCTTGTCAGCCTGTATTGCCCTTCGGTAGCACTCAACGGCTTCTGGTATTCTCACCATGCGGCGATACGTATTAGCTTTATTATTCCAAACTTGCGCGATGTTAGGATTAAGTTTTATGGCTGTATTGAAATCGTCTAATGCTTTTTCATAATGACCCAACGATAGATACACAGCTCCACGGTTTGAATAAGTAGGAGCGTGTGTGGGCTCTAGAGTAATGGCTTTCTCAAAATTCAACAAGGCATCGAAATGTGCCCCAAGCTTATTGAGCAATGCCCCGCGCTGGTTCCAACCAGCCATAAATTTGGGGGCTTTCAGAAGCAAATCGTCTAAGAGCTTTAACGCCTTTGTGTCGTCGTTTGCTTTCTGTGCGTTAACAACTTTTCCAAAAAGTTCCTGTACTTCGTGTACGTTCATCTTTTACCCCAAATAAAAATGCCCCCGATGCAGGATACGCACACCGGGGGCACCAACAGTCTCCCTTCAGAGACTGGATTACGCAGACGTACCAACAACTGGGAAGTTAAGGATGGCCGTGTTCGGGCCTGCCGTGCTTCCCGTGGCTTGGCTGATAACCATGCCATTGACTTGATACGTCGTGCCTGCACCACCGGCCGAGCTGCTCACACGTCCACCCACTGTGGCAGAAGAGTAGAGCTGAACGTCTTTAGTGGTAGAGGCAGCGGCGCTAACGTTCGGGCAGTTACCCGCACGTTGTACCCAGAAATAGGTGCCAGTTTGCGGTGAAGACGGAGCAGGGACAACCATTGTGCCCTGTGAACCACCCACAACGCCTAGGAGGTCACCAATCGGTGCCGTAGCCACAGTCGCGCCGCCAATCAAAGCGACAGACCAAGAGCCGGGCACTTCAGACACGATGACAACGCTACCAGCACCGATCGTGATGCTGGCCGTACAATAGACCCAGTGGGATCCGTCAGTGCCCCAAGCAAGGGTGCCAGGAATAAACGGAGGC